CTATCAAGAGGGATCTACAAAGCTACAAGCTTTTAAAGACGACACGGACCCAAATACAGATATTCAGATAAATGCAGTTAACTACAATCCAGGCGACGTGGTGTTTGGAGCTCTTGTTAATGATGGCCTAACACTAACAATGTACGTTGCTAAAATGGGAGATGTAGCGCTTCAGACAACAAACAGCGCAACAGAATTTGATACATTTGAGTACATATACCTTGGCCAAGACCCATCAAATTCACGGTGGGCAAACTCAACATTTGAGCAATTCTTGCTCTATAACCGTGCTTTAACTCAATCAGAAGTTTTAGCAATATTTAATTCAGCAACACCATTAGATTATACATCAGATAAAAGAATTATATTTGCAGCAGCGACTCCATCTACAATTGCATCATATAACGCTCTTGGAGTTGCAGGAATGGGATCGTATAGAAATAGAGACTTTACAGTGTCTTTAGATATAGTGTCCTCTCTTAATTCTAATACTACATACGGACCTACTGGAAACTCTTCTCATATAATGTATGGTTCAGATGTAAAGAAATTACAAGTAAATAGCATAGTGTCTACTGGGGCTAATTTGGCAACATCAACTCTATATAAGGTTGATAATATTTCAGATATTCCAAATCTTGGACCAGTAGCTTTTGTGAGTAGGGTATAGGAGAAATTATGAATATAACAACAATTACTTATATGTTTGCAGACAACTCAAAAGTTTTTATTAACTATGACAACACTGCAGTTAAATACGACGTGGATCCTTCTGATCTAGAGGTTACAAGCTGGGTAGATTCTGGCAACACTATTATAGAGTACCCATATGGAGATTTTGAAACAAAAGGCGATCCTCTAGCCTAGTAATTTACCCATTTAGGGTATAATGGCATTATGTCATATCAGTTAAAAACCATAAAAGACTCACCAATGGGATTTTGGACCATGGATGAGTCTTCTGGCTCTATTGCATATGATAAGTCTGGATGTAATAATCATGGGACCTATGTAGGATCCCCCACTTCAAATATGCTACCAATTGTTCCTGGCGGAATCTCTGGAACTAAGATAACCAATACAGCATATGCTACATTTCCAATAACAAAAGACTATTACGCATCAAATATAGGCGCAGGCTTTGCAAACAAATACACATCAGATAATGACTTTACTTTAGAGGTATGGGTAAATCAATCTATAGAGTCTAGTAATCAAACCCCACTCTTTGCAGATACCACAAATAACATAGGTCTTTATTGGCATAAGGGAGATATTGTATTTAGAGTATCCTCTACAGAGTCCGTAAGATATTGCATTCCATACAGCAAAAAAGCTTTACATATTGTTGGAGTATATTCTGTTTCTGGAATATCCCTTTATATTGATTCTGCCCCAGTAGCCTCAAAAACTTTATCTAATTTTAAATTTACAAATACTACTACTACTTTTCAGACTGGCCCAACCACAGATGCTGGGGATGCATTTATTGTAGATGCTCCAGCAGTTTATAGATATGCCCTATCTTCATCATCTATAAGAAAACATTATATCGAGGGAAATGTAACAGTATCTCCTATCCACGTTGTATTCCCAGACAATGGCGTATTATTTAGCGGGACAGATGCAAACATTAGAGCTTCATTCGATTACTCCTATCCAGTAAATAAGCCTTGGACGGACTTTGTAGATTCCAACACGTATTACGATAATGCTAAAAAGCATATTACATTCTATGAGACAGATACCGTACAGGCTAAAACATTTGTTATAAATGATTACTTCCTGATTCCATCTCAAATAGGATTAATTACTTCTAAGGTGGAGTGGAGAAATGATCTAGGGATTTCAGTAGAATCTAGCGCAGACGGAGTCACATACCTTCCTTGCACAAATGGTCAGACTCTGCCTCAATACAACAAAGACTCATTTAATTCTAATGGTAGGGTATATATCCGAATTACCATGTCTACTACAGACGCCAGCAAATTTCTTCCAAAGCTATCATTTTTCTGCATAACCTTCTACTCAGATAAAACAATATATGCTGATAATTTCGGAGACACAATAACCTCAACAAAAGATTATTGTTTGGGATCATTAAATTATCCTATTCTATCTAGAAACTATATGAATGGAATTAGGGCTAAAAGCGGCTTTGGATTCGATTTAACAACTGCTTCTTCTATTAAGTCTTTAGAGATGTTCTTCACACCCTCTACGTTGGCCGCTAATACCCTTTTCTACGCCTCACAGGGTGCAACTACAAGACTGGCCTGGAATGGCTCTGGAGCCCTTTCTAAGGCCAATATAAGCAAGGTGTACGTGAACGGCATAGATATCTCAAGTGCTACTAATATAACTAGTTATTTCTTAGATGAAGAGCCAAGCCATGTGGTATTAATATTCTCTACTCCCGTTACAGGAACATTTAAATTTAATTATGAGACCTCTGGGGGCCTAAATAACCTTTATAAGAACATAGCTTTATATGAAGATGAGCTTACGGCAGGTAAAGTAGAAACCCATTTTGAGCTATATACGGGCAAGCCTGTTGAAACAATCACAGAATCTGCCATTACCCTGACAGAATTGCCAGCCGTATATTATAATAACGACTGGATTGTGCTTCAATCTGTATAATTTTGTCAATTAATATGACAAAAAGCTGGACTTAGGTTTTGAAAAGTGGTAAAATAAAAACATATGGATACTGGAAAGATAAATTATACATCTGTTGAAGAAGAGACCCGCCTAGGAATATATGTCTGGGAAATGCCAGATGGTCGCTGGATTGGCGACGATGATGGGAATTTTCTTTCTGTAACCGCAATGAAAAGTAATAAGGCCAAGATAGATGCTTTAGCAAACACAGTCAGGTCCTTTGGTATTTATGAGGGAGCACCCAAATTTTTATCAGGACGGAGAAAGATTAATGACGAAGAGCTTGAGGAGCAGAAGTCTAGATTAAAGTGGGGCTTAGTTCCAGATCCTTTGGATATTGGAAACTATAAAGATGAAATGAAAAAAGTAGGTAAAAAATAATGGATCACATACAAGACGATAGCGCTGAAGACATTCAAATATCTGCTGCTGCAGATTGGGTAAAATTTAATAGCCCAGTTGTTCAGAAAACAGATGACCCATTTAAGATAGAAGGCGAAGATCTTGCAAAGATGTCTGGATTAAGTCCAGCATTTCGTCGCAAGATGAATAGAGATTTACAAAAAAGATTTGTAGGAATTGACGGAACAGGCACACAACAGAATCTTCTTGCACAAGCAATTACTGGCTATGCAATGTTTGACCTTATTGAGCCACCATACAATTTAGAATATTTATCACAAGTATACGAAATTTCTCCATACAACTACGCAGCAATTAATGCAAAGGTTGCTAATATTGTAGGACTAGGTTTTGATTTTATTGAGACCCGCAAAACAGTTGAAGCTATGGACGGAATTGAAAGCGATGCACAACTAGAAAGAGCACGTCGGAAGCTAAATAGATTACGACAAGACTTGCACACATGGCTAGAAGATTGCAACGAAGAAGAAACATTTAAAGAAACACTGATGAAATTCTACACAGATGTGGAATCAACTGGTAATGGCTACCTTGAAGTAGGCAGAACAACAAATGGAAAAATTGGATATATCGGACATATCCCAGCAAAGACTATTCGTGTTCGTAGATTACGTGATGGCTTTATTCAATTGCTTTACGGCAAGGCAGTATTCTTCCGCAATTTTGGAGATCAAGAAACACCAAATCCAATTGCAGGTGGCCTAGAGCGTCCAAATGAAATTATTCATGTAAAGAAATACACACCTCAAAATAACTATTATGGAATCCCAGATATCGTGGCGGCATCTAATGCTATGGCTGGAAACGAGTTTGCTGGAAAATATAACTTGGATTACTTTGAGAATAAGGCTGTTCCTAGATATATCATTACAGTTAAAGGCGCTAAGCTTTCAAACGAATCAGAGAGAAAACTTCTAGAATTCTTCCAGGTTGGATTAAGAGGAAAAAATCATAGATCTCTATATATTCCACTTCCTGCAGATTCACCAGACTCAAAGGTTGAATTTAAGATGGAGCCTATTGAGGCTGGATCACAAGAGTCTTCATTTAATACATACCGTAAAATGAACCGTGATGAAATTTTGATGGCCCATAGAACTCCAATTAATAAAATTGGAACTCCAGAAGGAATCAATTTAGCTGCAGCTCGTGATGCAGACAAGACATTTAAAGAGCAGGTATGTCGTCCAGCACAGGATATTCTTGAAAAGAAAATCAATAGAATAATTGCTGAAATGACAGATGCCCTTGAAATCAAGTTTAATGAATTGGCCCTTACAGATGAAGATGCTCAGTCTAAGATTGATGAGAGATATTTGAGGATGCAGGTTATTACCCCTAATGAAATTAGAATTCGCAAGGGTATGGTTCCTTTGGATAGCGGTGATCAGGTTGTAGTATTGAAGCCACAACAGCAGGCAGAAGTTCGTGCCCAAGCCGAAAATAGTAGAAGAAGAGATCAGGAAAGAGAAAACAATTCTCCTGATGTTTCGGGGGAAGCTAGAAATCCTCAAGGCGAAGGTAGACAAGTCAACTAGCCCTGCTCAACCAGTATTTGCCTTATATACAATAACGTTATAAAATTAAGCATATGAATATTGAGAAATCTTTGTGGTCTTCCCATGGCGAGAATATCAGCCTTTCTGTTCCATTCACAAAAGTAAATCGTGAAAAGCGCACAGTCTCTGGTTTCGCTACACTAGACAATGTAGATCAAACAGGCGATGTTGTTACATCGGAAGCAAGCTTAAAAGCTTTTGAAAATTTCCGTGGCAACATTCGTGAAATGCATGGATCAAATGCAGTAGGCAAAATGCTTTCATTTAAGCCAGAAACATTTTATAATCCAACTACAAAAGAATTTTTTAACGGAGTATATGTAGATGCATATATTTCAAAAGGCGCTCAAGATACTTGGGAAAAGATTTTGGACGGAACTCTACAAGGATTTTCTATTGGCGGAAAGATTCTTGATTCAGAGAATGAAGTTAATAAGTCTACAGGTAAGCCAGTAAGATTTATTAAAGA